TAATTGCTCTTGAAACTCTTCTAAAGTGATAATCAGCTTTCTTGATGCAGTATTCACTACAGGAAAGTAGTTAACCTCGAAACCTTTCAATACCTCCCTGTTTTTCTTTGGAAGAATTCCTTTCTGTACAAGTACATCCTGAAGTACCTTTATGATAATTAGGCTCATATTGTCTAATTCCGGCACACTTTCTTCTACAATGTTATAGATGTCCAGTTTTAGTTTACAAGCGTGAAGGATTGGTCTTCTTATATTAGGTAACTGATTGAAATAAAATGCTTTCATCTCTCTAAGAATCTTTGCTCGCATTGTAGGACTTACTCTGCCTGTATAAATATCCCTTCCGTTAATTTTTCGGAATTTGGGTTTGCCTGCTGTATTTGGATTTGCCAGCACAACCTCGTCTGTATGCCGATTGACCAAAACCCCATAGGTGTTGAAGTCATAATCTTCTTTCTGATATTTTTTAGGTACTTCCATATGGTGGGTGTAAATCCTGTATGGTCTGGCATCACTCACTTTTATTTGTGTGAGGTATTGTGGGATTTCTGCTCTATATAATTCTTTCATATAGCTTTAAGGGTCTATATCAAAAATCCACATCTTCTGTTATAGCACTTGGAACCCATTCATTTGACTCGTCAAGGTCGGAAGGAACAGACTCATGATTTGGGTCATCTTGTTTATCTACTAGTGCTACCCGGTCTCTTTGAGGATCTATTCTCAGAAGTTGACTTTTATCAGCTGGTACAATGAAAGGGCTAATTGCTCGGTCTGGAAAGCTTGGATAGCCTTTATCTGTATATACTATCTTGATGCTGAATCTCTTGTCTTGAAATTCATTACCAATCAGTGAAATGTATTTCGTACTGAAATCTTCCCAATCCTCTGCTTCCAATTTCACATTAAAGTTGCCTGTAATTGCTGTGTAGATGTGTTTGAGTCGTTCTCCTTGTTCTCTGAATTTTCTTTTGAGTGTTTCTTCAAAAGTGGAATTTCTGAAGTTCCATTTGGCTATTGTTTCAGCATCTACAGGAAATTCGATGTATCTGAATGTAGCATCACCTTTCTTGAAGTTGAATTTCAGAACCTTTAGCGGGTTTCCACTGCTAAGTTCCTCAAATGAAATACCAGACAATTCAACATCATGGTTGATTCCACCAGGTAATTGAGCTTGTTGACCGGTATGTTCGTTAAATCCATATTTTAAATTCATTGTTGCCATAGTTTACTTAGTTTGGGTTTTAAACAGTTGCAGCTACTGGTTTGTAGACATCTAAGTAGATCTGATTCCATTTGAAGTCGAGGATTTTCCCTCTTAGGTGAGGGGATCTACTTCCAACTTCCAATTCGTCAGAACCTTGAAAACTAATTTTAAGGTCGTTGTTCTCATCTCTGAAGACATAACCAATGGCATCACTGTCTCCACAGACCAGATTTCTTAGCTTACCTGTTAGATCCAGGCTTGAGGTACTCACTTCTGTGGTGGTTTCCCCGATAATTGATTTCTTCCTATGACCTACAATTATCAGACGTGGGAAAACCTTTTTGAAAGCATTGATCATTTTCATCACTTTCAGTCTTACCATGCTATAGCCAGCACCATATGGCATTTCTGAAATATCCTGAATCCGATGTGTAAGACCTTTTTCTTTTTGCTGTTGGTTAAACTCATCAACTACTTCTTTTTCAATCCATTCTACAACACGGTCAATTACATCAATTGCTCCAAAGCTATAGGGAAATCCGGCTTTACTTACTGCTAAGGGCACTTGCCTTAATTCATTGAGCGAATTGATCTGGATGATCCAGCCTTCAACATAATCAGTGCCCTTCTCTGTATCTAAAATCAGGCAGTTATCAAGTTCAGTAAGCATAGTTGTTTTCCCGACCTTTGACTGACCAAATATCGTCAACAGCCTGGGGTCTTTCGTTCGGGGTTTGATTTTGTTTTTCGGTAATTCTATCATGGTTTAATGTATTTTGAATGTCGTCTTGATCTGTCCATTGTCGTATTAATCCTCTGGAAAGATCATGTTTCATGCGTATAAGACCAGGAAATCCATCTCTGTTCTTTACAATATGAAAGGCAAGTAATCCATCTGTAGGATAAGCTTCCGGTCCATATGAATCCAGGTTTAATAGCTCTGGTCTGTTCAATATCAGAATGAAATCTGCTGCTTGAGGAATAGTTTTTGACCCAAAAATATCGTCAGCCAGCGGATAGTGATTTTCTTTCCTTCGTCTTTCTGTTGTTTGCAGTGAGGTCTTTAGCTGGCTTAAGAGGAAAATAGCTGCGCCTAGCTCCTTTTTCAATCGGATTGCTAATTGTGCTAATGCTGCCATAACTCTGTTTTCATCAGGTTCATTGAGCTTTTGTACCAGCAACGTATGATCTATTGAGATGATGAGCCTTTTTCCCTTTATTTCTTCTTTGTCTTTAAACTTGTATATCGTTTGGAATAACTGATTTACACTACCAGGCACATCACAGGTATAGACTGGGAGGTTTTCCAGGTCTGCTAAAACTTGCTTCAGGTATTCAAAGGTGTTCTCGGGGAGAATCTCTTCTACTGATAAGAGGGTATTAAAGTTTAAGCCTAATTCTGTTGCCAGCATCCTAATAACTTCAGAAGAGGCATTCATTTCGAAATTGAAATGCAACCACACATAGTCTATGATACAGTCTTGGTTGAGCTCCCTATTAAATGCATCTTGTTGAAGGAGCATTCTCACATAGGATTTTCCCGTTCCCATAAGTCCGGCAATCACATAGATACTAGAGAACTGTATGCCTCCCAAAAGCACCTTGTTTAGCTTACTCCATCTGGTTTTTACATAGTCTTGTTTAAAATCCCTACGCAGGCTTATTCTTTCAAGTGCTTCTTTTGTTACAGATGAAATATGCTGGATGTGGAGTCCTAACGGATCAGATTTCGTCTTGTCCATACACCTTCTTTCTTATTTGTTCTAATTCTTGTTCTACACTTTCCCATGTATGGGCTTCAAACCAACGGTCTATTCGTATGGTGATTTCCTCTTTGCCTTTCTGAAACCGAAGGGCTCTCATTATCCTCTCATGCAAAACCTCATTATTTCTCACATACATGGCATAGCGTTGGAGGAACTCCTTCTTTGAAACTCCTTTTAATGGTGCTCTTTGGTCGTTGATGAGTCCAAATCCTGGATAGGTATTCCAGAATTCTTCTGCTAATGACCTGTCTGGTTCCATGATTTTCTTGAATCTGTCTGTGATAATATAGCCATCAGCCCAATAATCATTGGCGCCAGTGTTGATGTTTGTTATAAACCCGCGCTCTTCCAGATCGTGTATCTCGTTTCGGGATAATGGTCTGGCAGTTTCAAGGTACCTGTATAATTGCTCGTCCTTTTTCATTAATTTCAGGTACATGAAAATGAATTGGTTAGCTGATAGCTTATATTTGAGAAAGAGATCTACCAATTCTTGAAAATATTCATTCATAGACTCTTCTTTTCTGCTCCTCTATCAGATCTATGGCGTATTGCTCTTCCTTTACTTTGAGGATTTGTCCTTCTGTTACTTTTATACCAAAGTGTTTAAAGATGAGCTGCTGTATGATTAAAGGAGGGGTTTGTAAACTGATCATATTCGAATTGGAGAGGACTTCTATCATTTTCTTTGCAGAAAAGTCTTTTAATCGATTCGACATCCTCAACCCAGATGACATTAAAGTCGTTGCTGAATTGTCTTCTGCGGAGCCACTTTTCATCTTGTGTTTCATGAATGTAAAGGTTTATGATCAAGGCTGTTTTGCCTGGTTGTTTGCGAAGGCTTCTTCCTATTCTTTGGATATACTGTCGCTTGGTTGCATTTCCGCTTACTATTACTGCCATGGACAGGTCTGGTATGTTCAAACCTTCATCCAGTGCTTTTACTGCTGCCAGTACTTTGTATTTTTCAGTTTTTCTGAATTCATCCATCTTTAGTGACAGCACTCTTTTGTTCACAGAAGTATGGTAAGCAAATGATTGCTCTCCAATTGCTTCTGTAACACTGTTCGCAAATGCGATTGATTCTGAGAATACGATCATCTTTTGATCAAAGACTTGAAAGATTTCCTTTAGGGCTCTCAATTTTGCCGGGTGTTCGTAGAGGAATCTCTTTCTTTTATGCAGAAAGTAGAAGTAATTGGCTGCTTCAATAAGAATCTGTTCAACCGATTTACCTGTAATCATGCTTAGTTTGTTTCGGTAGGAAGCGCTGATCATAGCTGCTTTCACACTTTCAAAATCGCGGTTAAAGCACTCGAAATAAGTCTCAAATCTTTTGTCGATTTCCTGATAAGCTTTGTATTCGGCTTTGTTAAGTTTTATTGCCAGATTAAAGATCATAAAAGGACTTACAAAACCTTTGTGCAAGGCATCTGCCAGTTTTATGGTTTTAAGAATTGGTGCGTGTTCTTGTATCAGCACATGCTTGCCGTCTTGTCTTTCCATAGAAGCGGTCAATCCCAGAATTGCTACATAGGTTGTACTGCTAAACACTTTCCGGAATTGATCACTGGCATAGCGATGAATTTCATCCAGGATCAATAGGAAAGGATTGTGTCTTTTCTTTATATAGGTGTTAACTACAAAGATTTCAATATTGTCAATACCAGCAATCTTTACCTCTGTTTCCCATTGTTCTTGTAAAACACGTGTTGGCACTATAACATGGATGCTTTTGCCAGGAAATAAGAGATTCACTTCTTTAGCTGCCATCAATCCGACCCTTGTTTTTCCATATCCTGTTATGGAAACCAGGCTTCCTTTCCAGGAATGCTTTTTCCAAAGCTCGATAAAGGCTCTTTGATCTGCGGTTCTTTTACTATCAAATGTTGAATTTTCAATTGTTGAAACCATCTTTTGCATGTTTGCTCGTTTAAAATGTGGTCTTTTCTTAGACTGATCTCAAAGAAGATTGAAAGTAGTCATGCAGTGCAATATGTTGCTGAAAGTAGAATCCAGGGTTGCCGTGTTTCATCGCCTCAGTTATTTGATTATAGAGATTCCAAACCGGGAAATAGGTTGACGGATCTTCTGGAAGTGAAAAGTTTGGGTCAACATATAGCTTCTCTTTCAGTAAAGACATTTGTGTGACCGATAGTAATTTTCGATTGAAATACAAATCGCTTAAAAGTTGCATTGCCTGATTCTGTTGAATGAGTTTTTCTTTCAAAAAGAGGGTGTCATTGAGCAATCCGTCAAATCGAGGACTTATTTCAATAAAAGCCTGGTGGATGATCTCTTTTAAATCATGCTCTATGCTTTTTGTGTGTCGGCGGAAAGTTATGATGTCTCCAGCCATCATTCCATTACTGCATATCATTACCAAAGCTCCTGCAACAAAACCAACTGCCCATTTTTTGTTGAATGAGTTTCTGTAGCCTATCATCCTGCTTAAACCTTGCTCTGGTTTATTTAAGGTAAACATGGCAATGAATTCTGTTCTCGAAGGGTTCGATCTGTATCCTTTGCCGGTTATTTTGTATCCTTGACTTTGGGCTTCTTCAAACACAAGTTCATTGATCATACTATTGCTTACCGGACGATAGGAGGCTGTTTTCTGTGGAAGCAGATGACTATAAAATTCGGCTTCCGTGACTTGGTGTATCATTTTACGCTTTTTTGTTTCGAATACGTTTTAGATGGAAAAAGAGCTGCCC